TAATGATTTCGGGTTCTTGACCGCCGTAAGGAATATCTTGTGCCATTAGTTCATCCATCCTAAAGGTTGACCGTAGCCCTGTGGCTGCGTTCTAACTGGTTTGCGCTGCCGAGGTTCATTAACCATCAAACCAAGCATCCGAAACGCATCAGCCCCGTGGCTGTATTGGTCGTGAACAGGCGTTTTGCTAAATGCTTTGGTATCTGGGTCAACTTCGTAACGGTAATGCCGTAAGCATTGTAGCCCATCGTAGCAATTTTCCCTATCAAACCAGCAGTTCCTGAATAGTGTACGGGCTGCGTTAATGCTGTCAACTATGGGCGTTTTTGGGATGATTTTGGTCTTATATCCAGCCGCACGCACAATCTGCTCAATTGACCGTCCATTAGCTGCAAGCGTTCTATTCTCAGCGTCATGTGGCAACCATAGCGTGTCATACACATAACCAAACGTCTGCATCTTTGCCAGATACTCAGAAATAGTCTTTTGGCTGTCCTCCACATATCTGATAAGCCGAGTCTCCATGCCAATAAACTGCACAAACCAAATAGCAGTAGCGTCAGACCAACCCAAATCAAAGACAGCATGAACTGGTTTATTTGGGTCATAGTTAACCTTTGTTATCCGGCCTTCTAGGTCTGCCATCTGCATCTCACGGGCAAAGATAGCACCGTCCACAGTCTGGCGGCATAAACCTTCCCAAACCGTGTTATACGCCTCAATATCCCTAGCCTTGAGTGCATCCTTTTCTAGCCGCAACGTCTCAGGAAACCAAGGATTGTCAGACCAGTTGATCTTAACAACTTTGCTGTTGGGCGGAGGATTAAGCACAAACCGCTGGTAAGTCTCATCTGACTCCAATTCAGGGTTAAAACTTACCCAGATTTCAGACTTTTCCTTACGAATGGTCGGGATTAGCGTGTTCCAGCTTCGTTGGCTAACGGTCTGCGCTTCTTCTACCCAACAAATGTCCACGCCTTCGTATGACTTTACGTTAGCCACGTTGTTTTTAAGGCCAACAAAAGCGAACTCAGAGCCGTTTTTAGCTCTTAGCGAGTTTTGAGTGATTTCATAGTAGTCCAACAGCCCAAGCGCAATGATTTGATCGCATAGCAGCTTGTGAACAGAATCCTTCATGGACGTCATATATTCACGGGCGCAAAGGATGCGAAGCGGATTTTTAGCTGCCAGGATTAATAAAGCTCTAGCAATTCCCCATGACTTAGCACCGCCTCGTCCACCATAAGCCACCTTATAACGGCATGGCTCGAACAAAAAAGCCAGCTTTACAGGAAATTCAGCGTTCTGAAACTGCGGGGTCATTTGGTTTTACAAACGTAACTTGGATGCCTTGCAATGGTTCACCATCAGCGCCAGTAACCTCTTGCTTAACAATTTCAGACCAACGCATTTGTGCTTTAGTCCACCAAATTAGGCTTGTCGTATCGCCTGCCGTAGCTTTTTGATAAAGCGTCTTGGCAATTTGACTATTAGCTTTGGCTTTGCCTATGTCTAATTCTTTGCGGTAATGCTTGCGCAACGTCTTGTCGTCTATCTCAACGAGCATTGCTATCTGTTCGTGCGGCAAGCCCAAACCGCTAGTCGATTCGACTAAACGACGCTGCTCATCGGTTGGAATGTGTTCTAGCATCTTTATTAAGGGGAAATGCAAGGTTATGTTATTGCTTTTTGCAACTTTGATCAAGGATTTTCGGCACTGCGTGGTTCCAATTGATTTTGTGATGTAGCCTTTTGTTAGTTCTGCCCATTAGGTCAATCTTGCAGCAGCTTGGTGCAGCCATTACACTATAAAACGACTTTACATAGGTTCCGTAGGCTTTATATGCCTCTGTATTGCCGCCAGAGTTAGATTGCGTTGTCAGTTGAACCAATGAAATGTTAGATACTTGAAAGAATAGTTTGCCTATCTTGCCTTGTGTCAAATAAGTGTTCACATCATCGTTCATCCTTCCTACAAAAAGTGTGTCATCCTTAGAGTCGGCATTTACTTTGAATACAAAACTATTCATGGCTTTGCGTTTAAAGGTATTGTTTTTAAACGAGCCAACCCCACCGATAAAGTCACCCCCTTGGGCAAAGGCTATGGTGTTTGCCTTAGTGTTGTCTAGGCAATCAATCATGACGTCTAAGATTTGGTCTAGGTTCTTAACTTGTGTGCCTCGCAATAAATCCTTGTCTACATACCTGTATTGAAACTGCGTATAGTCATCCTCGTATTCAAAAAAATAGTCTAGTCCTAGCTTTCTCGCAATGTCATAGCAGGCATTTCGGGCATAAACAATGACTTTATTGCCATTAAAATTGTCCATGATGTCAAACTTGCCTTGGTAATCGCTTTTGCTAAAGACAATCACTTCTTTTCCGTACTTTTCTTTGTACTGGCCTAGCGTCTTGTCCTCATCGTCACAGATGATGTAGATTTTTCCCGTATAACCTTGCTTACGCAGGGTTTGATAGGTAATGACGTTATCTGGCCTTCCATGCGAAAGGATGAAAACAGCTAGTTTTTTACTTGCTTTCATTTTTAATCTTGCTGCTGCTGTAATTGTGCTTACGCTTTAAGTAAACGATTTCTTTTTCTAGTTCTTCAATCTTGTATTTAAGTTCCCAATCATCTGTCTTGTGATCTTCGCCAAGAAAGTAAACGTCATAGTCCAGGGAAACAAAAATGTCTTTGTCTTTTTCAATGTTTTCATACGGAATTACCTCATCAACCCACTTAACTGCTCGGAGTTGCATGTAACGCTCATAGATAGACTGCTGTGGGTTCTTATAGTTTGGCTTGCAATGTAAGCCTACGATAAGAAAGTCACAATGTTTCTTTGCTTCTTCCAAAGACAATACATGGCCAGAATGGAGAATGTCTGCAACCATAGGAAAAAATCCAATCTTCATCTTTTCATCCTTTAAGTTGATTGAGTTTGGTTTGTATGCTTTGCAGTTTTTGATGTGCAAGTCATAGTAGGCTTTGTGTAATTGTGCTTTTGGAAAGTTAAACGAAAAAAACAACATCTTAATAGTGCCGCTATGAGCAACTATCAGAATTTTTTTGTTTTTGTACTTTTTCTCAGTTTCTTCTATGAATTCTTTGACTCTTGCATAGAAATTCTTTTTGCTTTCGATGCTGAATTTTTTTAATAGATTTTGGTCTTCAGTTTTTAACAGCTTTTCACTATTTAAGTGCTTACCTTCTAACAAGCCTTTACTAAGCTCCATTAGCCTGTCGTCATAGGAAATCTTTGTATTCTTATGATACTGCAAAATGCTAAATGCCGTTGACTTTGCACGTTTAAGCGGCGAACACAAGCACAAGTCAAAATGCTCATGCTGTAACTCTTTTGCAACTTTTTTAGCTTGTTTAATACCCGTGTAGTTCAACGGAATATCAAACTGACCATGCATGATTCCATTTTTGTTCCAAAACGTCTGACCGTGTCTAACAAATGTGTATTCGTTATTCATCTTCATCAATGTCAAACATTTCGTTGATTTCATCAGTTAACTTAACAAATCCATTTGCTATGGCTTTATCAAAGTCAATAATCACTAACGCACTGTCTTCCATCAATTCTTGACATTCTTTTGACGAATGTGCATAAAAATTAGCTATTTTCTCGTAATTAAAAACAATATGACGTGAAGCTGCTGCCATTAAAAACTGTTTTTCTTTATCGCCTAACTTACTTGTTTGGATTGTCGTTATCAAATCCATAGCCTTTTCGTCATCGTACAGTTCTTCTAGTGCAGGTTTTTCACCAGTTGGCTCGTAATTTGGCGTATTTACATTAGTTGTATATGGATTGTCTTCCTTTAGTTCTATCTCTGGAATAAAAATTTCATCTAGTTCAGCCTGGTCAAAACCAAGAATATCTAAAGCAAACCCATCGGCAAGCAAATCATTGAGCTCAATAGTTAGCAGTTCATTGTCCCAATCGGCATTCAGCGCCAGCTTGTTGTCGGCAATGATTAGTGCCTTGCGCTGCGTCTCAGTAAGGTGCGCCAGCTCAATCGTTGGCACTTTATCCATCTTGAGCTTACGAGCAGCCATTAAACGGCCATGACCAGCAATGATGCCTTTGTCCCCATCCACCAAGATAGGGTTAGTCCAGCCAAACTCTTTGATGCTTGCCGCTATTTGTGCAACTTGCTCATCAGAGTGTTTGCGTGAATTGTTGATATAAGGAATCAACTCATCGACTGACCGTTCAATGATTTCCATATCAGCTTACAGCAATCGGCGCAGTCGGGTCAGAAGGTTGACTAGGTGCGGCTGGCGCAGCGGATGGCTGGACAGCGGGCGCAACACTAGCTGGCGCTTCAGCTTTAGGAGCAGCCATAGCCACGGCTTGGGCATTAGCTTCAGCCAACAACTTTTGAAGGTGTTGCTGCAATGATGCAATGCGAGCTTCCAGAGCTTGGATAATGTCACGCATTTCATGCTCGGTGTGTAAAAAATTAAACATTACTTCTTTCCTTTCTTGGCTTTTTCAGCCTCACGCTTTTCTGAATATGCAATTGCAACGGCCTGTTTAACAGGTTTCCCTGCTTTCACTTCCGTCTTGATGTTTTCTTTAAAAGCCTTGGGGCTAGTTGATTTCTTCAGCATCCATTACTCCACAAACATCTTGCCACGACATTAAAAGATAGCGTTCACCATCTTCCATCCATTCTTGAAAGTTCAAGTATTCGTCTTTGTAGTCTTTAGCCAATGTTCCAAAAGTAACACGCTCACCGCCCTTTAATGGGTTTTCTTCAAACGTGCCATCATCTAGCCAGCGGCCTGGCCCTGCCGCCACAACTGTGCCAATGGTATCAGCTTCGGCAGTTTTTACCCACAATACGGATTTAATGCGTGGCTCTGGCTTGACCAGAATTTTATCTTTAAGAGGTTTGAGCATTTTTTGCTGGCCTCCCACGCTTTTTTGAAACTATGTCTTTAAAAAGTTCGTTGACTTGTTCGTCAGTCAACAATTTAACTTCTTCTGTAAAAATGACCTCTGCTGGAGAGGTCAAAGGGGCAACTGCGAATTTCCCCGAAAACTCACCACACCAATGGGTCTGGTATTTAACAATTGCTGTTGGAAATCTACGGCACTCACCTGCGTGACCCGTATATTCCCAAAATTTACAATGCTCGCAGATTTCTTTAGAATCTCGATCAGCCATAACAACTATCCTTGTTCTGGTTAGAAAGCCCCTCTGGTCTTCACACCTTTGGGGCTTTCGCTATTTACATTTTGTCTTGAACGTGATCCATACGTTTGTGTTCGTATGCAACGTGTTCACGGCTACCGCCCTTCATTTCACCTAAACGACCATCGTTTTTGCCCATGTGACCGTCAACACGGTCGCCAATGCTGTCAGCCTTGCCCATAGCAACACCGCCAACCAGCTTGGCT